TAGTAGTAATATCGAATGATGATGTAGAAGCTAATGGTGGAGAATTATCTACTGAAGCAGAAACATTTGTATCTACAATAGTACCTTATTCAGAGAATGGTACTGCTTGGAAACAAACTTCATACAATAATAATTTTAGAAAGCAATATGCAGGTATAGGTAACATCTATGATGTAAGTAAGGATAAATTTATTTCACCACAACCTTATCCATCTTGGTCATTAGATGCAAATGATGACTGGGTCGCACCCGTTACTGCCCCAACAGTTACAGAAATAGATTCAGAACCATTAATAATCACTTGGGATGAAGATACTCAAAAATGGCTAGGAGAAACAGGTATTGGTGATCCGATAGTTATAACGAATTATGAATGGGATGCTATTAATCTGCAATGGAATGAGGTTTAACTATGGCTAATTTTAATGGCGGAATAGTTGGTGTTGATAATCCCCCAGTTGAACAACCTGAAGTTATTACAACTTTTAATTCTAGTGGTAATCTAACCACAGCACCTTATACAACCGAAGTTCAATATGTTATTGTTGCAGGTGGTGGTGGTGGTGATGTTGGTGCAGGATCAGGCGGTGGCGGCGCAGGTGGTTATCGTTCATCAGTGCCTGGTGAATCATCGGGAGGCGGAGCATCAGCCGAGCCTTTAAGTCCAGTTACAGGAGGATCACCTTATCCAGTTGTTGTTGGAGCAGGTGGAGCAGGTAAGGAAAGCTCATATACAAATCCAGCAGCAACAGATAATGGAAAGGGAGGTTCTGATTCAAGTTTTAATGGCATAGTTTCTACTGGTGGCGGTGGAGCAGGTTTTGTACCTAACCCAACATCCTCAAGAAATGGAGGATCGGGCGGTGGAGCTTCATATTCAAACCAGGGCGGATCAGGAACTGCAAACCAAGGCTATCCAGGCGGTACTGCTCAATATAGTGGCGGTTCAAATAATGGTGGCGGAGGCGGTGGTGGAGCAGGACAAGCTGGTGAAGATTGCCCTCTCCCTGCACCCCCACAAAGAGGTTATGATGGCGGAGATGGTGTAGCTTCTTCTATTACAGGAACTTCTATTTACCGAGCAGGTGGCGGCGGAGGTTGCGGAAGATTTACAAATGATGGACCTGCTGGAGTAGGAGGTCTAGGCGGTGGTGCACCAGGATCAAATCCTGTAGATTCACCAAATCCAGGAGGAGTTGCTAATAGTGGAGGCGGTGGAGGTGGAACCTCTATAGGTAGTCCACCCTTTACTCCAGTTCCTGGTGGTAATGGTGGTTCAGGCGTAGTTATTATTAAAGAACCATATAAAGGATATAGAGTATCAGGAGTATGGGACATGAACGCCCTATACGATAACGTGAAAGCGGGGACATGGACAAATGCCTAGATTAATCGGAGCAACACAAACAGTTACAACTCAAGCTCAACAAATCACTACATTTAATTCTTCAGGAACATTTACTGCTCAACCTTTAACAAGTAATGCTTGGGTATTAGTTGTAGCTGGTGGTGGAGGTGGAGCTCGTCAAGGGTCAGGTGGTGGAGCAGGTGGATATATAGAAGTGCCTTCTCATCCTTTACCTTCAGGATCTTTTCCAATTACAGTAGGTGGAGGAGGAACAGGCGGACCAAATACAGCATCACCTTTGTATCCAGGTGAAGGTAGCTACCCAGCTGCTGCTGGTTCTAATTCAATTTTAGGAGCAGCTTCTCCACTTTCAGCAATAGGCGGTGGTCAAGGAGTTAGAGGTGTTTCAGGTGGAGTCTTAGCAGGTGGGTCAGGCGGTTCAGGTGGCGGAGGCTACCGAGGTGGATCAGGTGGAGCAGGAACTGCAGGTCAAGGCAACGCAGGTGGTTCAACTATTCCAGGAAAAACTGGCGGAGGCGGCGGAGCAGGTTCAGCAGGACAAAGTATATTATCACCCACCCCAATACAAGGGGGAACAGGTGGAGATGGACTAGCATCTTCTATTACTGGCTCATCTGTTTACCGAGCAGGTGGTGGAGGTGGTGGTTGGGGACCAGCAGGAGCTGGACCTTGGACATCAGCAGGTGGATTAGGCGGTGGCGGAGCAAGTGGAAGATATGGTATAACTTCTCCACCCTCCGAGCCAATAGCAGAAAGTGGTGGAACAAACCTTGGAGGTGGTGGTGGTTCTACAGCAGAAGGTGGTACAGGTGGTTCAGGTGGTTCAGGTGTTGTTATTATTAATGAACCTGAAACCAAAGCAGCCTCAAGCTGTTGGGATTTAAGAACAGTATTTAGAAACGTAAAAGCTGCTAACTGGACAAATTAACTTTAACCGAGATAAAAAATGAATTTAAAATGGTACTATTGGTATTTTCAATCAGCCATACCTGAAAGAATATGTGATGACATAGTTCGTTATGGTCAAGAACAAAATAAAGAAATGGCTCTTACAGGTAACGCTAAAAAAGACAACTTAACTAAACTAGAACTCAAAAACATTCAAAAGAAAAGAAAATCTGATGTTGTATGGATGTCAGATAGATGGATATACAACGAAATACAACCTTACATCCATCAAGCAAATGCAAATGCTGGGTGGAATTTTGAATGGGATTATAGCGAGTCTTGTCAATTTACCGAATACAAGAAAGGTCAGTATTATGATTGGCATTGCGACTCTTACGAAGAACCTTATAACAATCCTGAAAATGCCAATACACATGGTAAGCAAAGAAAACTTAGCATGACTGTATCTTTAACCGATCCTGATGAATATGAAGGCGGAGATTTAGAATTTGATTTTAGAAACACAGACAAAGGCTCACAGCCAAGAATATGTGAAGAAATTAGAAAGAAAGGTAGCGTAATTATCTTTCCATCTTTTGTTTGGCATAGAGTCAAACCAGTAACAAAAGGAACACGACACTCCTTAGTGTGTTGGAATTTAGGATACCCATTTAGATGAGCTTTAACAAAAATAAATACCAAGTAATTAAAAACGCTATATCAACAGAGTTAGCAGACTTTTGCTATCAATACTTTTTAAATAAAAGAGCAGTAGCAAGACATATGTTTGATGATAGGTACATTTCGCAATTTACAAATTATTTTGGCGTTTGGAATGACCCGATGATCCCCGAAACTTATTCCCATTATGGGGATATCGTAATGGACACTTTATTGCAAAAAGTGAAACCTATTATGGAAAAAGAATCAGGTGTAAAACTAACTGAAACTTATTCGTATGCAAGAATCTACAAAAAAGGTGATGATTTATATAGACATAAAGATAGATATTCTTGTGAGATATCTACTACTATGTTTTTAGGTGGAGATGAATGGTCAATCTTTTTAGAACCATCAGGTGAAGAAGGTAAAGACGGCATAGAAATTAAACTTAAAGCAGGCGATATGTTAATGTATAGTGGTTGCGAATTAGAGCATTGGCGTGAACCTTTTGAAGGTGAAAACTGTGCACAGGTATTTCTACACTATAATGATTCAAGTAATCCAAAAGCAAAATTTAATAAATTTGATGGCAGACCTATGATAGGATTACCTGATTATTATGCACTAAAAGATGATTGAGATTTTTGACTGCCCTTACATATCTAAAGTTAATAACAAAAAGTTTCAGCAAGATTTAATTAAATACACTAAAGAAACTAAATGTTGTGATGAGGAGGTATGTACACATCCAAAAATACAAAGTGATTTAAAAATAGATCAAGCCTTTACGGTTATTGATGATTCTATTCAAAACCTTTTTAAAACTTACTTAGGCACGGATAAGTTTGAGTTTACTAAAAAGAATGTATGGGGATACTACGCATCTAAGGGATCGGAATTAGCAAGTTTTGTTCATAACCATATATTTAAAAAAGAAAAAGGTTTACAACTTTCTGCTGTAATGTATATTACGCCAACAAAACTAGGCACTAGCTTTGCAAATTTTAAAATAGAACCTGAAATAAACAGATGGTATCTTTGGCACTCAGGTTTATATCATCATCCTGAAGAGGGTGTAACACCTGAAGATAGAATTGTTCTAGCTTTATCTAGCGTAATAAATATATGCACATAAAGATTCCAAACTTCTTATCAACAGAAGAATGTAAGCTAATCGAAAAAGTTTTATTAGAAAAAGAACAAGAAATACTTGCCTTACCTATAACTACAGATATGTATACAGGAACAACCGCAAGGTATTCTTCATATAATTTTTTAAATTACATACCTGAAATTGATATAACAAAAAAATTTTTTGACTTACCAATTATGCAAGATGAAGATGAATTTTGGATTCAATGTTGGGTTAATATTCTGAATAAAGGTGAAGGAATACCTATGCATAATCATGGTCATCCTGAAAATATTTTTTATGCTTGTAACATTTTTATCTCAGGACCTGATAATTGTTTTACTTTTTATGATGATGTAGGTCATGTTCCTAATAATATAGGGGAGTTGCATTTAATTGATTGCCACCTTTGGCATGGAGTAAAAGAAAACATAAAGGATAAACCAAGACTGTCTGTTGCTTGCGATATACATTTTAGGGATCCTAAGCATTTTGAAAACTATGAACAAAGAATTGTTCATGCTAAAAGACAATAAAAAAGGGGCTTAAAGCCCCTTTCGTTATTCTGAATCTTCTTCCGAAGGTTTTTCAACTTCTTGTTTCAATCGAGAAGTAAATCCCTCTTGAGCAAGTGTCAATGTATCTTGTTCAACTTTTAATTGATTCATTTTTACTTGAATATTGTTCAAAGCTCCTACAAAATACTTTGCATTATCCGAAAGTTCAGAAATAACATATTTTTTACCGTCCATTTCTAGAATCGGTTCTTCATTTGTTACTTGTGCGCTCATTATTTTCTCCTATTTAAAAATATCTTGCCAATTTCCTTGTGTACTAGCTTTTGCATACTCAGTAGCACGGTTTTCAAAAAAGTTTGTATGCTCAACTGCATTTACTTGCATATCAATCCACGGCAAAGGATTCTCATCACTACTATGAAAGATATTCTTCATACCTAATCCTAGTAATCTTCTATCCGCAATGAAACGAATATACTCTTTTACTTCCTCGGCTTTTAGATTTGGAATATCTGCTTTATCAAAACAAATATCAATAAATCTATCTTCAAGTTCAACTACTCTTTCTGCTGCACAGTAGATTTCATATTTTAACTTGTCTGTCCATATCTCTGGATTCTCTGCAATAAATGTTCTAAAAAGTTTGGAAAGACCTTCTACATGTAGAGATTCATCTCTTATTGACCATGTAACAATCTGTCCCATTCCTTTCATCATGTTGTGTCGAGGATAGTTCAATAATATAGCAAAACTACTAAATAATTGTACTCCCTCTGTAAACCCACTATAAACTGCCATTGTTTTTGCCATTTCATGTGGATTTTTCATATTAAAGTCACTTAAGTACTCGTGTTTTTCTGACATAGCTTGTATATCAAAAAACTCTTGGTACATATCGTCTGACTTTCCTAACGTTTCCAATAGTAGAGAGTATGCTTCTTGGTGTACTGCTTCCATTGCAGCATAACTTACTAGCATCATTCTCACTTCTGGTTGTTTAAATGTGGGTAGATAATGTTTAGCATATCCACAACACACATCAACATCAGCTTGAGTAAAAAACTTAAATATATTGTCTATAAGTGTTCTTTCTCCTTCTGATAATTTTTCTTTATAATCTCGAATATCATCCTGTAGTGGCACTTCGTCTGGAAGCCAATGCATTTGTTGTTGTTTTTTATAAAACTCAAACGCCCACGGATATATAAAAGGTTTATAGTATTCTCTTTCCTCTAGTAGCATTTTATCCCTCGCATGCTAAACAATCTTCTTGTTCAAAGATTATTTCTCTTTTTACTTTACTAGAAACATTATCAGCTCTACTGATTGCTTCACTTCGTAAGTAATATAATGTTTTTAAATTTTTTGCCCATGCTAACATATGTACATTGTGTAATTCACCTTTGTTTACATCAGGAGGGAAAAATAGATTTACACTTTGCGACTGACAAATAAATTGTTGTCTTTCCGCAGCATGTTCTACTACCCATGATTGATTAATTTCTACAGCAGTTTTAAATACTTCTTTTTCTTCTGGAGTAAGAATATCTAAATGTTGCACACTTCCTTTGTTTGCAACAATTTCTTTCCATACTTGATCTGTATTTGCACCTTTTTCAGTAAGTAACTGCTCTAAGTATTTATTTTTCTGTAAAAATGATCCACTCTTTGTTTTTTGAGTAAAAGCATTTGCTCTAAAAGGTTCAATACTTGGACTTGTGTTTCCACAAATAATACTAGAACTTGCATTTGGAGCAATCGCTAGTAAATGTGCATTTCGCACTTCACAAGAATCATCATCGGGACAAGCACCTCTCTCAACTGCTAATCTACGAGTTTCTTCTAGTGCGGATTCTTTTATAAATTTAAACATTTCATGGTTCTTTCCAGCAGCTCCTATACTTTCAAATGGAGTTTTATTTTTCTGCAAGTAGGCATGAAATCCCATTGCACCAAGACCAATACTTCTTTCTCTAAAAGCACTGTACTTTGCTTTTTCCATTTGTTTTGGAGCATTATCTATAAAATGCTGTAACACATTGTCTAACATTCGCACTAAGTCTGGTATAAATGCAGGGATTTTTTTCCACTCATCATAGTATTCCAGATTTACACTTGAAAGGCAACATACTGCTGTTCTTTCTTCGTTAGTTGCAAGAGTTATTTCAGAACAAAGATTACTATGATTCACATAGAGACCTTTTTTCTTTTGAAACGTAGGTAGTTCTTGATTTACAGCATCTTCAAACATGAGATAAGGTTCTCCTGTTTCCATGCGGTTTTGCAATATTTTTACCCATAGTGTTCTTGCAGACACTACTTTTTTTACTTCTTGACTGTGTGGGTCAATAAGTTCCCAACTATCGTCGAAATCTTCTTCTTTAGTTGCTCGGTGTATCTTCTGCATGAAATCATCACAGATTACTACACCATGATGTAAGTTTGTACACTTACGATTGACGTCTCCGCCTGTAGGTTTACGAATATCTAAAAATTCTTCTATTTCGGGATGTGTAATATGCATATAGCCTGCATAACTACCTCGTCTTGTAACTCCCTGTGAAAAAGCAAGCATTTCTGCATCTACTACTTTCATAAAAGGAATCGCTCCTGTACTCTCAGAACCTTTCGAAGTTGCTGTTCCTTGTGAACGAACTGCACTCCATGAACCTCCAATACCACCACCAAAAGATGATAGATAAGCATTTTCAGTATAGTGATCTGTAATACCTTCTCTTGAATCTTCAACATAATTTAAGAAACATGAGATAGGCATACCTCGTTCTGTGCCTCCATTTGAAAGCACGGGAGTAGAGAACATAAACCATAGATTACTTGCATAATCATACAGTCTTTGGGCATGATCTTCGTCATCCGCAAAAGCTTTTGCTGCTCGAGCAAACGCTTCTTGTGGAGATTTTTCACCCCCGACCAAGTATCTGTCCTCTAGTGTTTTATGACTAAACTCTGTTAAAAGTTTGTCTTTACTATAATCTATTTTCATCTAAGTGCCTTAATAAAGTTGTGTTAATAACCTCTTTGTTTTCTTCTCCGATAGCTGTCTCAGCGTAAGTAATTAAATCCATGAGTTCAATGTTTGTCAGAAGTTGTTCTGCATTTTCATTGAGATTTTGAATATATTTATACTTTCCGTCTATTGGACAGGCATTGTAGATATCAAAAACATCTCCATATTGTTCCATTAGCTGAACTGCGCGTTTTGGACCGATTCCAGGTATTCCTGGAACATTGTCCCCCTTGTCGCCGGTCAGACATTTGAATGTTATATAATCGGGAATATCAAAATCATAATGTTCATCCCAATTATGTATTGTTGTCTCCTTTCTAGTAACTGTACTAAAACGAGAGACGTTTTCATTAATAAGTAAATCCCAGTCTTTATCAGATGATATCATCCAACATTCGTCTAGTCCGTACTTATCAAGATTCATACTAATGTATGCTGCAATATCATCAGCTTCAACTCCTTTGAATTGAAATACTGGATATTTTTCTTTGAGTAATGTTAGAGTATTACTAAACTCTGCCATAAACATTGCAAACTCTTTTTCTTCTTGATCAGTTTGTTCTGCATATTTTTCTTTCCTGTTTGCCTTATATTCTGGGAATATATTTTTTCTATAAGAACTACCGCCGTCAGCTGTAATTACTATAGTACCTGCATTATAGGATTTTGCTAGACTTTCTACTGTTCTAACATAATCATATTTGAAGTCTGTTACACCTTGATGCTTCCATCTAAATGCAATATTCAGTCCATCAACTATCAGCAAGTTGCCAGTCGGGGCTGGGTTCCCAAGGTCTGAGAATGTGATCGCCATTTGTAAACTTTATCTCCTCTTTTTCTAGCCAGTGTTCTGCAATAAGTATATATGCACCTAGCCAGGCAATGTGCATATACTGCAATGTATTTTTTGGTTTTCTTACTGTTGCTGCAAAGAACTTACCGTGATTCTCACGAAAAATAAGTAATGGTTCTTGTTCCATTTGTTGTGCTTGTTTGCAAAGTTTACTCCACCATTTAAAAAGATTATTACTTTTTTGTGTATAAATTTTACTATTAAAACCACACTCTTTGTAGAACTTAACTTCTACAGTAAAAAGATTATGCTTGTTTTGAACCATAAGATCACCTTTTATTTTCCCACTACCAGATCCAGGTGTCTGTGTCCATTCTTCATTCGTAAGTCTATCTAACATAGATATAACTTGCTGTTCTCCTCGATTACCCTTCTGTCTAGGATTAACCATCGAGTCGACTAATTTTCTGTTCTTTAATTATATCTATTTTGGACAACAGTGGGTGTGTCCAACCATGTGATACTATATAAGTATTCAAATTTTCCTCTCTTAGTAGAATTTCTACTAGTCTTTCTTTTCCACCTTCGTCGAGTACATTAGTAACCTCATCAAGAAATAATACATTAATTCTTGACTTAGATATACTACTCATTAACTTACGGATTGCTAAAAGAGTAGATGTATTAACTCGCGCCAACTCTCCAGCACTTAGAGCTAAAATATCTACTGTTTTACCGTTGTCATCTATCTCTACATTTAATTTATCATTTAATACTACAAATTGTAAACTAAATCTTCCATCTGATAACTCTGCGAGGTATTCATTTGTTAATTCTTCGAGATCTTTTACTAAGTTCTCAATCTTATAAGCAAGTAGTCCATTTGTACTAAATGCTTTCTTTAGAATCTCAACATGACCAAGTTTATCTTGTACTTCTATAATATCATTAGTTAAACTTTTATGCTGTTCTTCAAAATCTGTTTGTTGTTCTTCAATAATTGCTAGTCTTGTATTGTGTCTTTCTATTCTTTCATTTTCAGCAATTACTTCTTCTACTCTACTTTGTCTTTGTCGAATACGACTTTTTAGTTTTGCCATCTTTTCAGTTAACTCACTATCATTTGGTACTTCAGTAGGTAAAGAATGATTTATCTGTCTATAAATTTCTTCCCAATTACTAATCTTTTGTTGCATTTCTCGAAGAAGTAAATTTGCTTTATTTATTTTTCCAAGATTTTCATTTGCACGTTCTAGATTAGCAACGTGTAATTCTTTTTCTTCTTGATGCCTTTTTAACTCTTTCTCTATAAAAGCTGTGTCTATATCTTGACCACAAGTTGGACATCCTGCATCTTCTACATGAAGTAAATCACTATACTTCTTTATCATGCGATTTTCTTGACTGCCCTGAGATTTTATTTCTCCAATCTCTTGTATTAAGTGGTCTGTATCTTGCCACTCATGTTCACTCACATACTCTTTCGCAAGTCCTAAATCTATGGACTCCAGTTGCTTTTTGTATAAATTATTTTGATTAATTTTTTTCGTAATTTCAGAGATATTTTCAAATTCTATTTGTAAAGAACGCAAAGACTCTTCATCTTCTTCCGAGTAAAATGGTAATTCTAATTTCGAAAGTAGTGATGTATCTTCTAAATAATTATCTGATAACCACTTATCGATTGTGTCAATTTTCCCTTGTATGCGAGAAACGTCTCCAGATAAATTTCGTGATAATTCCTTAAAAACGTCAAAGTATTTTACATAATTATCTAACTGTAATAAATCAATCAAAAATTTCTTACGATTTGTGTCTGTAGCAGTCAAAAACTGCAAACTCGCATTAGTATTTTGATACACTATCTGCGAAAATGTTTTAAAGTCAATTCCAATAATTGATTCTAATGTTTTGTATGTTGCAGTTGCTGTATGGCTTGATATATCTTCTTCATTTTTGTAAAGTTTTACTTTAATATTTGTGCGTCTAACAACATCAATTAAGTACTCATCTTCATTCACAGAAAAAGACAAAGCAATATCGTAGCCATTGTTGACTTCACGATTTGGTATATCTGCTTTTTTAATTCCTTTTGAATTTTTGTTAAATAATACTTCTTCAAGTATTAACGGGATTGAACTTTTTCCTGTTCCATTTGTTCCAACTAGCTGAGTAACTATACTTTCATTTAAGTCAAGTACATTATTCGAACCATAACTAAAACAATTACTCCACTCCAGCTTCTTTAGCGTAATCACTAAACACTCCTAAAATATTTTTGGTTTTATTTTCATCTAACTCTAATATGTAACTTAGATACTCTCCTAATTCTTCTTCTATTGTCATTTCTTTGTCTAGTATTAGAGTTGCTTCTGTTTTTCTTTTAATTACTTTCTTATCTAGTAATTCACTGTTTTTGATATTACTTAAGTCTGATACATCTCCTTCAATTTCATATATTGTATGATCCCACTCTGTTTGAATCATTTCACTTGGATCTGTAACTGTCTTACGAATAAGTTGAGGCAAGTTAAATGTATGCCATGTCCAACTCCAGTCTTTATTATCAATAAGTAAATATCCAGTTTCCACATTCTTTCTATGAAAACTTGTAGTCATAGGACTGCCGGGATATACTATGTTTCTTTGTGTATTACTATGTGAATGTAAATCTCCTGCAAATACGACTTTGAATCTATCAAATCTATCTAAGTCTACTTCAGGTTGTACATGAGGTGGTATTTCTCCACGAACATGAGTAAATAATACATCTGCATTAATATCTTCTATACTATTCTTTTTATGAAGTTCAGTATAAGGTAATATTGCATAATCATGAGGAATCATTTCCCCATAGGTTGTTTCATCAATCACTTTTACTAAAGGATTGAGTTCTGTTGTAACCTTTTTTAAATTTGTAAAGAAAGTTTTATGTTTTCTAGTTGCTTCATGGTTACCATCAAAAATAATTGTTCTAACATTGACGCCCTTTACAAAGTCAAAATAAAGTGTAAGTTCATCCATGCTGGGGACTCGGTCAAACAAGTCCCCACCAATGATGTGCAAATCAACGTCTTTTTCAAGTTCATAAATTTGTTCAAAGAACATCTGATATCTTGAGCACGCCCAAGATATTGGTACATTCTTTTGTCCAAGTTTAATATGCCAATCTGCAGTAAATAAAATCATCCTACGAACT